TATAAAATATAATTATTAAAATATTTAACTTTTAAATTAATAATTTTTAATATTAAATATTTTATTATTTCGAATATTTTTATTATACGCGTGCGTACATTATTATATATAATATATAGGCTATTAGACCCAGTGGGTACGCAGCAAATATGGTTCCTGGCACTGTAACAGTGTGGCTGAGAAGCTGTAATGACCGCGTAGCGATATCGCAGTAGTTCATCATTATAAACAGGAATGTACCCGAATCGTGCTCCCGGTGTGCTGAAATTCTGTAAAAGTTCATAAAAATTCCCGCTGGCCAAATCTTGGAAATGGCCAGCGAGAGAACACTGGATAGGAATTGAGGTTTTATCACACCATTTTCCACCAACTATCACACACCCAACTACCTTTAGAACCGTCAACTGCCAATGGACATGTAAGATAGTTATCACAGTTTACACAAGAATTTTTATCCTCTGGTAAACACTTTCTAAACGCTTTACCTACTATTGCCATATCTTATCTATTTAAATCTGGTTCTAGGATAATACCATAAGCCGCGGAAATGGCGTCCAGAATATCGTCTGTAAAACCTTGAATGCCATTCAAAATTAGCCAAGCGTTAACTTTTTGACGAGGAGTCATCTCAGCTATTACCTCAAGAGGATATTCGCAATCACCCTCAAGACAATCCTGTAATAATTTCTTTTGGTCCACGTGTGTAGACTTGAGTTGGTTCTGCATTGAAGCAATACACTTTGGAACAAGAAGATTAAAATCACAATCTCCATTATTTTCAACAATATCTTTACCGATTTCAAGAAGAGCTTGGTCGCTGAAACGATTAACCAAATTTGTGCTATTTTTTACAATAGATACTAAATGCGTAGCTCTGAGCAAATTATATTTATTCTCCGTATTCATAATTAATTAAAGCTATAAAGTGAAACATTACCAGCACCTTCAACCTTGTACACGCAGTCAGGCGCAAACACAGACTTGCCATCAGGAGTTACAAGAGGCACGTTATTATAAACTGCCAAAAAATCCTGAGACTCAAGAATTGTTAATGGCTTAATGCCATCAGGCGTACTTAAACCTATTTGGCCATCACCAAAGTTATCTACTAAAAATACACCTGGGTCCTGGCCCTTATACAAGGTAACAACCTTGAAATCCTCAGATGTAATACTAGAAAGAGACAAGCTCTTAACCAAATCAGTTGCTTTCATAATTTTGCAATTTTAATTGTTAAACTTATTATGTTTTATCTGAGTGCAAAAGTACTAATAATTTTTCAAATAAAAAAATTTTTTATGTTAACAGTAGTTAAATGAAATGTTAAAGTTTGTAGGCCTAACTTGCCGGTTTCTATATCCAGATGTCAGCTTTCTAGCTAAACTCATTTCTTGGTACCTAGAATTCATTATTTTATATTAAACTATATAATTATATTAATTAATAAAAATAACGCGATGTGGGTCAAATATACTATATAATTTAATATATTATTTATATAGAATCGACTGAAAATTTTAAAATTTGCCACCAGCGAGCCGTTTCTATGTGTTACTGTAAAAAATAATAGGTAACCGTTTCACAACGATTACCTATCCACTTAAAACCAATTAAAATTCTATTAAAATTATGGGTTCTCACCGTAGTTAGAACCAATAGTGCCAAGGCAGGGAATCGAACCCTGCATAAATCCTTTAAACAGAACAGCAGATATTTGTTTTACTTGGCATTTAAAAACTCCTAGGACCACAGTCCCTTAGTCGCTTCCTAGGAGTTCAGTTTCAAACATTGTACTAAAAACATAGTAGAAAAGCAAGTAACTTAATTGCTTACATGAGGTCACCTGACTCTGCTTCAGCAGTTGCGGCGTCTACTGCCTCTTTAGCCTCAGCTTCTGCATTGGCTTCCTGCTCATCATGCTTAGCATCGAGAGCAGCCTTGGCATTGTCATACTCGAGCTGCTTGTTCTGAAGTGCCTCCTGAGCCTTTTCCAATGCTTTCTTTGCCTTGTTGAGAGCCTCTTCTGCACGTATAACCTTCTCTTCAGGAGTGAGAGCAGTTCTTGGCTGACGCTCAGCGCGTGTCTGCCACTTTGTCTGGAACTCCTTGTAAGTCTCATCAGCATCATCCATTGGGAGCAGGCCATCTGGCTCTGTGATAACTACCTTACCACCTTCAGCCTCATCCTTAGTTGAGTGGATTGCCTTGTGAGTGAACTTGTGAGCGCCATTCTCGTCCTTGAAACCGATGCGGAAGAACACTGTGCAAGAGCGCTTATCCTTGATGATGGTCTCAATTCGAGAATCTGTCTTAGCATCATCGCCTAGGTCAATCTGGCGACCTACATAAGAACCAGCAGCCTCTACAATCTCATCAGCCTGTGCCATCCACTCTTCAGTGTCAACCTGAGCCTTACGGCGAGCAGCTGTCTTCTTAGCCTTGTGAAGCTCTACAGTCTCTGGCAGGATTGTAACCTCCTTGAACACCTTGTAGAACTGACGGCCTGTAGGGTTCTCATCTGTAACATCTGACTGAATAAGCAGATAGCAGCGCATAGCTCGCTTCTCCTTAAGAACTCCCTTGACGTAACCACCGACCTTAATAGCGGTACCAGGCATAAGCGTCTCACAACGATGACCGAGAGCCTCCTCATTTGCCTTTGCAACCTCAGCATCAAGCTCCTCCATGCTCTGCTTTGGCTTTGCCTCACGCTTAGCTTTAGGCTTTGCTTCCTTGTTCTCACCAGCCTCAGAATTCTGCTTAGCAGCTTCCTTCTCAGCTGCATCGATAGCTGCCTGCTCCTCTGGAGAAAGTGCTGCTCCATTATCTGCTGGAGCCTGAGCAGCTGCCTGTCGCTTATCAAGAACAGCCTGAATTGCTACCTTGTCCTCATCAGAGGTTGCTGGGTCGTTAACTAACTTCTGTAACTTCTTTGTTGCCATCTGGGCGAATTTCATTGTTGCCATAATTTTGTGTATTTAATTGTTAAACTTATATGTTCTAATTACATTTGCAAAAGTACTCATAATTTTTGAAACATGAAAACTTTTTATGTTAAGAAGTGTTAATGAATGTGTTAAAAATCATTAACACTTCTTTTTGCTATTTAATCACTGAGATTTTATGCTTCCAGTTCTATATCAAAGTTCTTTGCTACTTCTTTAGCTGCATCAAGCAACTCTTGGTCGCTCATATTTCTAGCCATTTCCTCAAGAATATCCTCAGGACTTACAACATCCTTAAGAGCTTCAAATAGTTTCCAACCTCTTCCCATATTATCTCAATTCAAAACCGTTACACACATAGCCTTTCTTTGCTAAAATACACGTATCAAACTCAATACATTTGCTACAATCGTTGAAGTGCTCTAGCAATTCAACTTTATGAAAATTAAACTTGTTACTCATGATAACTCTGCTTTAGTTGATGTTCTTACCTTGCCACCATCTGAGATTAAATCGATGGTAACATATATCTCTGAACCAGCATATTTAATAATAGCTGTTGTGTTACTAGCTGCGAGGCACTGAACTGTGTAACGAGCATCCCATTCTGCCTTACAATATCTCTCCCAGTATTTAAATACTCTTGGGGGAGAACTGAGTGCTACTAGCAATTACTAAACTCATTTGCAAATAGGTTGCAATTTTCTTCAAGTTCCAATCAACCGGAACAAACTTTGGCTTTCTCATAATCTTAATATTTTAATTGTTAAACACTTGTTTTATTACGCAGGATTGTATGGTCTTGGGCAATAAGCCACAAACGCATCCTCAGTATTATTCATGCTAGGAGTAGCTGTAATTTTCCAAGTTTCTGCAACGTGAATAACTTCAGCTGTAGTATCGTCTCTAATAACATCTTGGTCAACCAGTTCAGATTCGATAATGAACTTTGTATTTGCAAAAGCGTTGAAATATTGTTCTGCTTCACTATCACCGCTAAACTTGCCATATTCGTAGGCAGCATCATCTTCCATTGAAGTGCCTGGCTTATTGGCATATATGTTGAGAACTCTTGCATTTGATGGAATTTCTCCACATACAAAATTGCGACCAATCCATGCTACTAAATTCTCGAGCTTGTCGACTTTCAAAATAACTTCTGTTTTCATAATTTTACTGTAATTTTAATTGTTAAACTTATTATGTTTTATCTGAGTGCAAAAGTACTAATAATTTTTCAAATAAAAAAAATTTTTTATGTTAAGAAGAGTTAACAGCTTTATCTTTAACTACCGTTAACACTTACTATATATAATATATAATATGTACGCGCGGGCGCCCGCGTATAGGGTAATAATGCGGCACTGTAACAACTTAGCGTGATATATAAGTCCCGGCACTGCGGCAGTATTGATTGGAAGCCTGTTCCTAGAACCGGTATGTTGTGGATTTATAGTGATTTAAATCTCACCAATTTCCAGAACCAGTGTGTAAATTTACAAAAATTTACAAAAAATCCTACCTGGCATTTTCTCGGAAATGGCTCCAAGAGAACACCAGATAGGAAATTAACTTTTGCCAAACCATTTTTCATATTCGTGTATCTTACAAACTGGAAGTAAATCTCTACAACGAGAAGTACTGTGGTATCTGTATTCAGCCCAATATGCGTCACCAATTGGCTCTAAGTCTTGAATTTGATTTCTTTCCTCATAATTTGTTTTTAAATCAAAAACTCTCACATGTGCTTTTTTATTTGGAAGAACGATAAACTCGAATATGAATTGGCCTGCTATTTTCTTTCGTTCTACTATAGATATTTTAGCTTCTACCATATCGGTACCTACGATAGGTTCTGGTTCAGATATAAATCTGAAATTACCAAACAGAGTTTTAAACTCTTCTGCTTCTTCAAGATTATCTGGGTCAATAGGCTCTTCGCCATCTCTCAAATAATAAAAAGAATCACCTGTAAGCTGAATTATTTCAGTCTTCATCTCTTCGTCCTCCACCTGCTATTAAGCACCACGATATAAATATGCCAAGCACAGCTGAAAATATAATAATTCCTGCTATCATGTTGTTTTATGTTTATGAAGTTTACGATAACCTGGTCTAGCCGCAATCCAAGCTCTTTGATACTCTAATATTTTTTCTCTGTTTTTAGCATAATATCTTCTATTATACTCAGAGCGTTTCAGTTTTTCTTCTATAGAAGATGGCGCTTTATAAGCGCGTTTTTCCGGATGAGCCTTTCTGTAAGCTTTATTATAGGCTAATAGCTTTTCTCTATTAGCTCTATAATAAGCTCGCATTCTAGCTCTGTCATGTTCTGTTGTTGTCATGATATTTCTCCACGTTCTAATTTGTGTCTAATTAAATATAACTTTATATCAATTATGTCATCAAGCGTTAAGTTCTTTATAACTCTATTGCCGACTTTAAGACTGCGTTTTTGCTTTTCCATAAGGATTGTCTTTTTTAACTCGGTCGTAAAGTTTCTTGAACCAAAAAGGATTGTATCTTAACAAATCGCCATAAGTTCTGATATTGTTAACACCGACAAGCCTAGAAGCATAAATTACTTCTCTATCGGCCAATCTGCGTCTAGCCTCATACCATCTATGAATAGCTCTATCCACACATTCCAAAAAATACGCGCTGAGCTCAGAATCACGCTCTTCAAGAATCTGTTGCTCTGTGCCTTGTTTGAAATAATATGGCACACTTGGTGTAACCCAATATGTAAGAACCTCGCCTACTTCTGGATGCGTCTTGTATAGAAATCCAGGATTTGCTACAAATACCCATGGCCACTTAAGCTTTGCTAATTTAATAGCTTTTGGAATGGCTGGAGATAAAAGTCTAGCAATTCTAGCATTGATGTATTTGTCGTAGCGCTTAATAAGCTGACGCAAATTGCTAGTAAGTTCTTCTACAAGAGCTGTTTTATCCCATCTTGTTAACTCTTCTGACAAAGGGAGAATTTTCTGGTCAAATGCCATTCTGTTAATTTCAACTTTTTCAAGTTCTTTTTTAGCATGGCGCTTTGCCATACCGTCTTTAATGCGACGACTAATTACTAATCTGCGCTCAATCTCATTAAGTTCTGGAATTAATTCCTTATCGTGCTTAGGACTATCGGCAAATTCTACACAATTTTCTCCACCTATAGAAAAGATAACATCATCAGAAGTTTCTCGCTCAACTTTACCGTCTTTATATTTTAGAGTTGATTTATTGTAAAACTTATCGCCATCCATAGATGCAATAGAGAAATCAGAATTCTCTTCGTCATCCGGATTTGCAGCTGCATCTATTTCAGCTTTTGCCAAGTCTTCATCTTCAGATTGAATGTCTGCTAGCATTTTAGCAAAATCTTCTTCTGAATATTCCATCACTGAGGCTTCTTCAGATGAAGGAGCCTCTGTATTATGTATATCACATAGAGCTTGGTCAATAAGTGCATTTAAATCTTTACTGTCCATATTACATAATCTTTAAATTAGTTACAAATACTGAACTAAAAACATTTCTTGCTACATGAGGCTGGAGCATAAATAAATATGCTATAGCGAGTAATAGTCTGGCAACTATATGTAGAATCCACGCTGCTAAGTATATTGGAAAATAAATAACTCCAATAACAAACCATACTAAAAATAGCATCCAGCCTTTAAACTTAATTGGTATTTTCATAATTTCAAAACATTCTTTAAATAGTCATTAATATGCTTTGGATATACATTCGTACTTGGTAAGTATATATGTAAATCCTGAGCAAAATGATAATAAGCTCCAACTGTGGCTCCAATTCTAGAGGCAACATATTTCTGTAACTGAGAAAAACAATACTGGTCATTACAAAAACCAAATATCAAATCATTGCTTCTCATAAGAACTGTCATATCGAGAACATCTATGCTTGCACATTGACTAACTTTAAAACCAATATTCAGCGTACATGGAGTATCATAATCATAATTATCCATCTCTTTACCATCGTATAGAGTGAGCCACGCCTGACGAGTATCTGGATTGTTTTCAAGTTTCTCAATTACTTTCTGCAGTTGCTTATTGCGGTTCCACAGCCAACCATAGTTAGAATTGACCTGACAATCACCTCCATGCATACGTTTCCAAATTGGAGCGTGTTTTTGAAGCTCTGATACATCTCTTGAATGAGATAAATACCAATTCCATTCTCTTTCTGCATATTTAGCATTCCATTGGCGCCATTCTTCAGTAATGTGATTGTGCTCTGGATATGCTATATAGAAACCAACGTTTTGCAATCTAATAGTATTATTGCCAGGCATTTCACCACATCCAGCTATACGTAATGCTAAGCAGTTTAGTGCTTGGCTGGCATTTTCATATACCCAATTATTATCAGACTGAGTAATATATGGATAAGAAATTTCTACTTGTTCCATACTTTATTAAATTTTTGATTTAACACTTGAAAGTTTTGCTGAATGGCTTTAATGTCTTCAGGCTTTAAGCCTGTTAATGGACAAACTGCGTCCAAATCAAGCATATTCACTTTACCTTCCATTCTAGTTCTTTCGTATGCGAAAAACTGTTCTTTAGTAATTTCTGCTGCTGGAGTTGGCACCAATTTTGTATATTTTCGTAAATCTATAGCTTTGCTCATATCTTTTGCATTTTAAAAAGTTCTTCTTCGGCTTCCTCGTTTAATGCTTGGCATATTTCTTTAGCTTCTTCATAAGTTAATTCTGTGTATGGGTCTCCATCTTCATCTTCAGCTTGCTCTCCAGTTATAAGAACAATCCTATACATAGAATTAACTCTTTCATCTATATAAGCGTTAGCCGCGTCAACGGCTTGTGAACATATATACCAAATTGCATCGTCTCTAATAAAGCCTAAATCAAACTTATCAGTACATATCTGAATATAGAAAGTTCTCAGAATTTTTGGAGCAAATAAGCCCTTCTCTTCCATATCCTTATATTCATGCAGCCACATGCCAAAGCCGTTACTTTCTTTGAATTTTTTAGCGTAGTGCTCTACGAATTTCAAGAATATAGGTTCTTTTACTACTTCCGGTACTTTCTTCATAATCTGATATTTTTAATAGATAGAACTCCTCTTTTTATCCCAGAGCAATTGAAACATATAATATAATAATTTATATTATAAATATATTTCGTTAACTCTGGGACTATAGAGGATGCTACTGGGTCAATTTATTACTCTTCTGAGGTAGAGTTAAAACCTCCTTTTCGTTCACTCTTCTTAGCCAGAACAGCAGCCTTAACAACTTCAGGAGAAGCTTCACAAATGTCTGCATAAGATACAGGTACCAAAATAAACTGAGCAATCTTCTGGCCACGCTCAATCCATACTGGCTCTTTGCCTACATTAATGAGATGAATGTGAATCTCACCAGGATAGTCCTCATCGACGATAGATGCACCAATAATAACACAACTTGCAATAGTTGTATCTTGACCTGTAATCTTCATCTCTGTCTCACAATCGATTTTAGCCTCTTTTGATGGACAAACGCCAGACTTGTTAGCAGCCATAAGCATATATCCATCTGGAATAAGAGCACAGATACCAGATGGGATGAGTACATCTTCATGTGGCTGAAGCATCTGACCTGAGAAATCTTCTGGCACGAAGAAATCAATACCGGCTGACTTAGATGTACCACGCTCTGGAGTTTTAACCTTTCTTACTTTTGCAATCTGCATTACTGAATTCATAATTGTAAAATTTTAATATGTGAATAACTAAATTATTTATATGTGCAAAATTACATAAAATTTTTCATATAGTGAAATTTTTTATGTTAACAGTAGTTAAAGTTAACAAGCTTTAACTACTGTTATTCTTTTTAGAGTAAATCGTCTATATTACCAGGATTTGGGTCTATAGAAGCTGGCTTTGAATTCTTTGGAACTTTAATATCACCAGGTTTACGCTTCAAAATCCACAGCGTATTACGAGCAGCATCTGGGAACATTGGAGCCATGATATTTGCCATAAGATTTGAGTCATAATAACGACTCAATTCTTTAAACATTTGCTTCTGCCAATCATTCATGAGAGGCTTATAATCTTTCTGTGAAGCGAATGTTCCGAACTTATCGACAATATCAAAGTGCTTTTTGAGAATAGCCTCAAGTTCGTAATGGTCAAACTCTTGAACATCTACACCTCTTCCGTCTCCAGAATCATAAGTATGATTACCTGCAGCGCCAACACGAGGGTCATAATTTGGAGTAGAAAGATAATAAGTTGCATCATCTCGTCCGCACGCTTTAAAGTTCTCCAGGAAAACATCGGCATTCTGTTTACCGACATGCTCAAGAACCTCGAAAGCACACACCTTATTGCCATTAAACTGGCTGTAATCAAGATAATTTTTAACAAGGTCAGCCTCATAGAAGCTAGCCCAAGGAACTGATGCAAACTTAGCTGCATCATCTGCAATAGTTTTGTGTCGAATATCAATGCCAACATAGCTGTTACACTTAAACTTATTTCTGTAAAACACTTCGAGCAAATTAGCTTGACCGCATCCAAAATCTACTACATCATCACCAATTTTAGCGTCTTTCAAGATGTGTGTCCATCTCAAATAATGAGCAAACTGGTCTCTGTGATAAATGTGACGCTCCATAGCCTGGTCTGGAGATAAATCAGTTGTATTATAATTCTTCGCCATAATTACATTAAATCTTCTGTTTCTGTTTCTTTTTCTGTTTCTGTTTCAGGCTTAGCACCATTGACGCCATCGTATGTATCAGCCTCTGAAACTGGGTTAAACTTACGTTGTTTTTTGCCTACTTCAATTGACAGTTTCCAATACTTGGAATATTCACACAACCAACCTTCAATATTATTAATTGTAAGGTTGAATTCGCTAGATGGTTCATACCCTCCAGTCTCAGCATCAAACTTAGCATACACCATAGGTTCTCCATGAGCTTCGGCAACTTCATTGAGTTTCTCTTCAGCCATAGCAAGAAGTTCCTTCATACCTGCTACGCGCTGAGAGTTAATAACTCTGTTAGGGAACAAAATGCGCAAACCAAGAAGTGAACCAGGACCAATATTTGTCAGCTCATTTACATCAAATGGGATAAAATCCTCTTTAGAGAATCTATTGATGTAAATCATATCCTGCATCAGCTCATTGGCAATAAACTTCTGAACTCCAGGAATAGCTGACAAAACATCAATAATATCCTTTGTGGACTCGGCGATTAGAACTGTATCAATAATAATATCAATAGCTCCCCACAATTCAGATAATGATGTATCGGCATAAGCTTCTGCTCTATTTTTACCGGTCTTAGCAGCAAAAGATGAACTAATGATGTAAGCATCAGTAAATGGCTTAGCTCCCATATTCTGAAGCGTCTTAGCGATTGTTATGAACTTAGGCTGCTGTTCCTTAAACTTTTCATAGTCAGGAATTCCACCTTTCCAATCTGTAACAGAAGCCAAGAACTCAAAAAAGTCTGGAGAATTAAACAATCTGTAAACGATACACTTCCAAACTTTATTCTTGAGCGACAGGCTATCATCCATAATGATGTTAGAGATAAGCCACCAAGAACTGCGGTCGAGCTCGCGATACAGATTAGGGAATTTATTTTCCAGGAAAATAGGGTCATCTGTCCATGGAGCCTGAATCTTGTCAATGAATCGGCGCTTCCAAATCATCTGACGCTCATACATAGTCTCGAAGAACATCTGCAAGTTCTCTTCGCTTACACTGAGATTTCTGTCAGGCAAATGCTTAAAATACTCATGATTATCAGCTAACGGATTGGCTGAATTTTTACGAGCATAAGACTGAGTTGGGTCACCTGGATTTTTACGTGGACGACCTCTGCTACGTTTTACTGGCTGAATAACTTCTTCTACCATAACATTTAATTTTAATCGTTATTTATTTCTTTATCTGTTTTTGTCTCAACGTAGTTATTAAGAGCGCCTATATAAGCGGCGGCATCAAGGAGATTATCCTCTCTGTGCGAATAGGCTTCTCTTGAAAGCTTAAGAGCAATCATAGCTCTGTACATACCTTCGACTGAAATTTGCTCATTTTTTGGAGAGGACGCATTATAGATAGCTGCAGCTCTTTCCATACTTTCTGAGAATGGTCCATACATGCGCTCTTTTTCTTCTGAGCGATGGTTGACAATTTTGTCTGCTCTTTCCAAGATATTCATAATCTTTATTTTTATATTGCAAAATTAATAATAATATTTGAATTAAAAAAATATTTTAAATTTTATTAACTTATTTATTATTTATAAATATATTTTTAATTATTTTTAATGTAATTATCGATTTTAGCCTTAATGCTGTTCATCAAGCTTATCTGCACTCTGTCTTTATTCTTCAATGCTAATATAACATCCTCATCATGGGTCTGAGCCATGTACAGATGATGAATAATAACACCTTGCTTTTGACCTTGACGGTAAAGTCTGGCATTAAACTGCTGATACAATTCAAGTGACCAGGTTAAACCGAACCAAACGATTATATTGCCTCCGGCTTGAAGGTTAAGACCGTGGCCAGCTGAAGCAGGATGGGCTAGCATAAGTTGAACTTTGCCATCATTCCAGTCTTGTATATCTTTAGCTGTTTTAAGCTCTCTAGGCTTATATTTGCTAAGATACTTCATAATTCGGTCTCTGTCAAATTGATAAGTCCATGCAACAAGAACTGGCTTTCCGCATGCCTCTTCTACTATCTCTTCTAATGCTTCTAGCTTAATATCGTGAATTGGATATACGTTCTTATCCTCATCATATATTGCACCATTTGCAAATTGAAGAAGTTTATTAGACAAACCAGCAGCATTTAAAGCTGTAATTTCAACTTCATTGTCCAAGTTTATAAGCTTCATAATACTATCTTTTTCAAACTTATGATACGCATCTAATATGTCTTTAGGCATTTTAAGCTTAACATAGTTGTTTGTAAGCATAGGCATATGAAGATAGTCCTGAGCTTGCATACTTATGCATATATCACCTATTTTATTTCGTATTGCTTGTTCTGCACCTCCTTGTAAATTATAATTATAAACTACGTAACCGTTAGACCTGCCTGGAGTAAAGTATGTGCTTCTATACTTAGTAATAGTTTTACCAAGTCTTTCACCTCTATCCATTAGGTAAATCTGTGGCCACAAATCTATTAAGCCATTTGGAGCAGGTGTTCCAGTTAAACCAACTACTCGCTTTATCCATGGCCTGGCTAATCTTAACGCTTTAAATCTTTGTGACTGATGATTTTTAAAGCTACTAAGCTCATCAATCACGAGCATATCGTATGGCAGGTTTGAAGCACATATACCACAGAGCCATGCTATATTGTCGCGAGAAATTATGTGAATATCGGCTTTCTTATGAAAAGCTTCTAATCTCTGTCTTTCTGTTCCAACAATCTTAGAAAATGTAAGATGCTGTAAATGCTCCCAATTTTGTGCCTCTTCTGCCCAAACAGTTTCAGCTACTCGCTTAGGAGCAATTACCAAAACTGAATTTACTTCAAGGTAGTCATACATTAACTTCTCTACTGCTGTTAAGGTTGAGACTGTTTTGCCTAGTCCCATTTCCAGAAATAAACCACAGTAATTATGAGTAATTATATGCTCGACTGCCTTTTTCTGATATTCGTGTAAATCTGTTTCTTTTAACATGTCATTATATCTTCTATTAAATTGACAACCTGCTCTACAGTATCAATTACTTCAACTCTAAAGCCGAGTTTGCGGAGCTTGTCGTGCATTGCTAACTGAAGTGGTCGCGGTTTTTGATTTGTGGTTTTAAGCTCTACAAATATAACTTTTGCTGGCTTAAATAGACACATTCTATCAGGCAATCCATTTATATGGAAACTTAATAGTTTTATACACATACCACCATTCAGTTTACAAAGCTCGACAAGCTTTCGCTCAACTACTTTTTCACTTTCTTTCATGGAATCCTGTGCCTCCTACTGAAGAACATTTTTCTTCTTCTGTATAGTCCCACTCAATGTCCTTGTCAGCATCAGGAGTATACAATCTATCCTTGAAAGACTTAAATATCTGCTTTTTAAATTTCTCAAAAGTTAAAGACCCATCAGCTCTTCCAACAATTGTGTCAATTTTGCCAAGATTGTATGATACCCATTCACCATTTTTAAAGTGCAGTTTCATACCTCTTATTATGCGATGTGTCTTCGTTTTGAGGTCATTTTTGAATTTGTACTTCTTGTAATTTGGCTTATCTGGGTCATCTTTTACAGGACCTGCTTCAGCTTTTGCTTTTCTTATTTCCTGTACTCGCTTAGCTCGAGTTTCAGCAATACTGAATGCGCTTTTTAACTTTTTTGCTAAGTCTTTTTTAGTATTTTCATCCATAATCTTAATATAAATCTCCTAACATTGCTTTAATCTCATCATCTGTAGGTTTATCGCCTAAAAGCTCTTCAAGTTCTCTCATAGCTTTTGCTACAGGGTCTTCTTGAACAGGCTTTATGCGTTTATAGTATTTTTGCTTACCATAAATCTTGCCAAATGATTTTCTCTTAGAACCAACATACTCCCAACCTGGAAGGGTCTTCATTATGTTGTTTATCTCACGAGTACTATAAGAATTAAAATTCTTACGCTCCTCACCTAAGCATTCACACCATATCTCGTAAGAGCAAACAAACTCTTTATACTCTGTTCCCTTTTCAGCTAGTGGGTCGTTTAACCACTGCTGGCGTTCGAATAAATCTTTCTTGCTCCAGCTAGAAGGAAACTTCATGTTTAGATATTCTTCAATTATTCCAGTTCTGTCGTCAGTTACAGAGTGACTTTGCTGACTTTTCTTTGCAAGCTCATTCTCCTCTTCTGAGAAATATAGTTTTTCGCCATTCTGATACATCTGAACAGCTTCAGCCCAAATTTGGTCTATAATATCATCAGTTAAATCTTTGGCAACTATTCTTGTCGCAAATTTAGGACGAACTTCAATAGGATTGAATCGGCGATTACCTGTAGAATCATGCAAAAACTCCATATCATTTGTAGTTCCAAAGAACACGCACTGACGTTTATAAGTTTCTACAGTTCTACCATAAGCAGGTCTAAACATATCTTCGGTCTTAGTTATGAACTGTTTTACAGTCTCAACCTCAGCTTTCTTTAAACCTGATAACTCAGCCATTTCAATAAGCCATGCGCCTTGTAACTGTTCATAGGCTTCTTTACCTTGAAAGGTGTTGAACGAATCACTAAACCAGTCCTTGCCAAGTTTACGTATGAACGTAGATTTATATGTAGCCTGAGCTCCAACTAACACAAGAACCATATCATATTTTATTCCAGGATTAAATATCCTAGCTACTGCAGCGCACAGGGCTTTACGAATAGTAGCTCTTGTATATTTAGTATCTTCGGCTCCGAAATAATCGATAAGAAGTGTATCAATTCTGTTTATGCCGTCCCATGAAAGAGATTTAAGATAATCTCTTACTGGGTGAAATGACTTCTTTTGAGCGGCAAGCATCACGGCATCATCGATTTTCGATACAGATACCATGTTGTATACGCATTCTATATAGTTACGGATGCCTGAATAATCTACATTTTTTACAGGTTCTGGAGAATCTACCTTGCGCCAGGGCATAGACCTCATGATATATGTTTTACTGTCAAACTCATTCAGTCTAAATGCACCTCTAAGATATTTGTCATTTTGCAAAACGAGATTAAGATTGTTAGAATCACTGTCATATTCGCCTTTCTTATTGGCTTTGAGTTGTGAAAGCCATGAATCATCATAAGAATCATCGTCAGCATTCTCCTCATTAGCAGCATCTAACCCATCAAAATCTAATTTTGCATGCTCTAAATTCTCTTCAGCTATTTTCTTTTTAACCTCGGTACAAGTTGTAGCAAATTCTTCCATCTTTTGCTGAGAAACCTTTGAATCGGGTCCAGAGTCAAGATGTCCAAATTTATGTATTCTGACCAAATCAAATGCGTTGCACAGTCTTCCACTTGCTGGGTCTGTTCCGTGATGTGAAAAAGCAAATTTGTCATTATAAACGATAAGACCTCCAGCTGTAGAACCTAATTTATAGGTATATCGGTCTTCACCTGCTTCTTCATATATGTCGCTAAGAAAGGTGCTAATAGCATCTTGAATTGAGTACGTTCTACAGAATGTTCCAATTATGCCTGACTTTTCTTCTGGGTCTTCTTGCTTTTTAATATCAGATAATAAGCCTTCTGATATTTTACTACTAGATGGCCATTCAGATGTATTCCTCCAGTCATCGTATGTTTCAAGAACTGCGTCAGCATCAAGCCATTCTCCATCTTGATATTCGAAATAATATTCTATATCAGACGATACACTTGGCCAAAACATAAGTCTTTCTGGCTCAAATGTAGATTGGTCGAACAATTCTATATTTAAGTTACCGGCTATACGCCTGGATATAGCCTGATATTCATCAACAGATACCTCTCTATTAATAGGGATAAGCAATCTGTGACGAGGTTTGCTCTGTGTAGATTTATGCGTTGAATATATAGCTGCTGCACAGCCATATTGCAACGTAAAATCCCACCAAAAATCAGCATAAGAAAAATCTACATCAAGACAAATTAATTGTCTGTATGATACAGATGCTTTCTTGCGTATACCCTTGTCAAGATAGCCACCAACAAAGCCTCCAACATCTTTTATTTTAGATTGGTCAGCTTTGTTAGCAGCCATGAATTGAGCATGGGTCTCATTAGTAACTACAGGCTTAGAAAGTTTGTCGATTAATTTGCTCCACTTTACTTTCTTGTTCTTCCACTTTTTTGTAGAAGCACTTAAGCCTGTAGCTATATCTATTATGCCATCATGAATCATGGTCCTCTATTTTCCAAGTTATAATTATTGGTAATGTATTACTAAAAGGCTGAATCATGCTATTACATGTTATGAAACTAGCATTCACTAATTGCCACTGAATTAGCTCATAGCCTTTCTTTCCCATTCTATTCAAATATTCTTGAAAGGCTTCTATGCTTGAGAAGTTTCCACTATCAATAATATATTTAAATTTAAACATATCTTAATCTTTCTTGTAATAGTCAGTAATATATCCGTCGGCACGAAGAGGTAAATCTGAAGCCCAGTCTGGAGGAGTTGACATGATACGTACCATAAGGTCATATCTATCTTTCTCATTTCCATCCTTAGGGATTTCTGCTATCATCTCATCATGCACATGGAAGTCTACTTTAAATCCAGCTTTCTCTACTTGCATAAGAGAATATCCAAGTAAATCTCGAGCTATGGCTTGCACCATATTCTCGCAAAGCTTTCCACCATAAGTGTCCATTTCACCCCACTGGCCTGTAGTCTGAATCTGTCCTTCATACATAAGAACCTGAACTGGACGAGTAGAACGGCCGATAGTTTTATTTTTAAAGTGAGGATGAACATAAAACAGCTGTCTACCAGATGGTAATCTCGCAGTAAGATATTCTCCATCACAATCGAAAATAATATTACGACAGGTACATCTAACTGGTCTTTGATACTTAACTGCTTCATGAGCTGCTTTTTCAAGTTCATTCCAAAGAGCAACAATCTTAGGATTTGCAGCTCTCCACTTCTTAACCATATCCATCATTTCTGAATTAGTGAGTCCCATCTTTTCGCCACCCATTCTTTCAAGGGCACCAAGTGAACCGCCATATCCTAATGCCAATTCAGATATTTTGCTCTTATCGCGTAAAACGGAACCTTTGGTAATAGCTGAGATTGGTACGCCGAACATCTTAGAACCAGTAGCTTCATAAATCTTACCATCGCCGTGGAATACATCCATTCGCCATTTTTCATTAGCAAGCCATGAAACTACTCGCGCTTCAATTGCTGAGAAGTCTGCTACTGAGAACGTATATCCTTCTGGAGCTATAAGTGCTGTACGAACCAATTGTGATAAAACATCAGCCACATTGCCATACATCATATCGCAAGCTTCCCAATCGCGCTTACGAATAAGTTCACGTGGTGTATCAATATCATCAAAGTGGTTCTTACTGAGGTTTTGCAATTGTAAAAGTCTACCAGCCCAACGGCCTGTTCTATTTGCTCCATAAAACTGAAAGGTGCCACGCACACGGTCATCTGGTGTAGCGCAAGAAATCATCTTGTAATACTTCTTTACAGATGTTTTACTTAGCTTCTGATAAATATCAAGAGCTTCAAGTACTTCTGGATAGTCTTTAACTTTTTCAAGAACCGTAGGCATTTCTACTTTTGTAAGTGAATCTATAGTAATACCGGTTTTTGTCTTTATCCACTTTTTAATCTGAAGAGGTGATTTTGGATTTTCAAGATGAGTTATGCTTCTAGCCTGTTCCATAAGATACTTAGAATATTCCAAGTCACAATAAATCGCAGAACTTGCTAACTCTCTATCAATCATAATACCTCTATCATTGATATTTTGGTCTGTAACATACAGCTGGCGCTCTATTTCTGGAATCTCAAACTTCTCTAATTTACGATATATCTCTCTTTCTGAAAGCACGTCATAAATATTGTAGAGTTTGTATTCAGCCCATTTAGCCGGAGCATCTTCAGGCATATTGCGAGTACGGCCACCATTAATTTTAGTAGGTTTGCATGGACAACTGAAGTACTTAATAAGAGCTTTACCAGTTTCAAGTTTCTTATCTTGAAGATTAAGCTGCTTAGATACTGCATCCAATGATAATGGTAAGCCACAATAAGCTGATTTAACTAATGTACAATACCACTCATCTGTTTCAGTGTGAAGTCCTATTCTGTTAAATGCTGTACGCTCAAATACAGCATTATGAGCAATCTTAAGGCATTTAGGGTCTCTAAGTGCTTCAAGGAATTCACTTGGCCACTTATCACCTGATGCTAAGTCTACCATAGTGACATCTTCATCGCCGAAAGCATAGCCACAAATCAATATTTCAAAGTCTGGAGATGCTATATACTTATAGGCTCCACACTCTTTAATATCAACCGATGAGTATGTTTCAATATCGATAAATAATTCTCTATCAAATTCTTTCATCGCAAAGTAGCAAATTCGTTTTTTGACTTAATGATATAATCTCTACACTCCTCAACAGTTCCTCGGAATAAGACCTGCCCAGAATTTTTGTCTATAACTTCTTGTACCATATTCTTACAACTTTAAAATTAATAATAGAAGGTAGCAGAGGAATCGAACCTCTGCTGACATAGCATCCAGGTATCTAAGACCTATGTTCTATACCATATACCTTTCCGTTTGATAAGAATATAAGAAGTGGAAGACTACATCAAGTCGTCATCCCAGGCGTTGTCACCGCCAAAGTCCTCAGTAGCAGTAGAACCACCTGCAAGCATCTCGCCATCTTCAAGCTTCTGCAAGTTCTGAAGACCAGCAGCAATACCTTTATTACCAGATGTGTTGAATGCAAACATGTTAAGAGAGATACGGCCATACACTCCAGAGTAGAACTCATCCTTGTCCATGATAGGGTCGAGATTACGGTCTACGATAGTAGGCTTACGATTAGAAGTGGCATTGAGGAAGTAAGAATCTGCAAATGCATCATCATCTGAGCGCTCTTCATCACCATCACGAAGTGGCAACTTGATATTTACAGGAATCTTACCATTCTTATCTGCAAGCTTAGATTTACCGACAGTCTTAGCTGCCTCAATAGCCTTCTTAATCTTCTCGATAGTCTGAGTATCACTCTTAGGAATGATTACACAAACTGAGTACTTAGCTGACTCTTCTGGCTGGCCCTCCATTGCTGAAGGCTCAAATACGTGGCAAAAACAAAAACGAACTTTACCTGTTACTACTTTAGTTGAATTTTCCATACTATAATATGTTTTAAAAATTAATACTACTTGTTTGTTCTCTTATGAGAGAATTTACGATAATTTAAAAGAGCTATACCGAATTCTACTACTGTAGAATTTGCATCGCTATAGCCTAGCTTAGAGCCTGGATATTTTTGTGCCATAATTATGAATTAAATCTATTATATTCTAACTTAATAGCCGCTATAAAAGCAACTAAATTTACTATTAAACTCATTTTTATAAATCTACCCAATCATAATGCTTATTTAAAATTAGCCTTATTGTACGATAACCAAGTAGGCTTTGATTTGCATTATTAAATCTACCAACTCTTTTATTATATTTATCTACTTTAGATGTATATTTTTGAATTGGCAAATTATGTTCAGCTATATAAGAAATAAGTCTTTTATTCTTACGGTTTTTACGCTTTTCAGACTTTTTAATTATAAACATCGCAGTTACTTAAAATCATTTATTGCATCTTCAGTTCCAAGAGCTGGTCTCTTGTCATCTTCAGATACTAATGTTGGTTTACCTGCTGGCTTTATGATAACATCTGATAATGCTTCAGCAACTGCCTTTTTGCCAAATTGCTTCTCAATAGAAGTAATAGGCTTAAGCTTCATATCAAACAAATCATCTTCAGTTGCAGTTGGGAACTTCTCGTAAATAACATTGCAGATTTTATCCTCATCGTCAATCCATTTACGTCTAGATACTCCTTCTACAACCTTAAAGCCTGGCCAGTGTTTATTTTCATTAACTGCAAGGTCTAATGCATAAGCCTTTACAGAATCTGCCCATTCTACAAGCTGCGGAATTCTTGAAAGAACATCTACAATTTGCTCATCTGTCAACAATTTAGGAGAAGCAAAATCATACTTTGCCAATTCTAACTGCTTATCATAGAGTGCTTTACATCTGTTCTTAACTGCACAGAATCTACACCATCCACCTGATGATAGTTCTCCTTCACCATTAAAAGCCATTTTAGCTTTTGGCTTGAGCTCATTATTTGCCCAATCCATAAGGTCTTTTACAGAGATATTCCAAGATGATATGTTATTCAAGCGAGGCTGAACAATAGTGAGCTTTACAGTTTCAATATCGTACAGCATATCAAACTTAGCTAACATACCTAACGCATAAAGCATCTCCTGTACATTCCACTCAGCTGATACTGGAATTCCCTTACCATACTTAAGGTCAACTACCTCCATAACTGAATCGTTAACGATAGTACAGTCTGCAGAACCAAAGCTTTCTGGTACGTACTCTGAAATATCAAGTTTAGACTCGATAAACATTTCTGCAGATGGATTTGAAGCTTTAGCAGCTTTATATTCTTCTGTACAATAGTCAGTATAAATTGGAACCATATCGAGCATCTCCTCGTTGAAGAGCTTATTGCTCATTATGACTTCATACTTATCTGAGAATTCGTCGTCAGATAGTGTACCTAGAGTATCATGACAGATAAACAACTCTGCCAATTCATGGGCCAGTGTACCTTCTTCAGCATAAACAGAAGTTGGTTTTGGCGGCATTTTTTCCTCCAAACGAGCAGATGGTGTACAATTTAACCATCTGTGTGCTCCTGAAGGCGAGAGAAGCGCATGGCTTCTCTCGTGGTGGTCTTGCCCGTTATTTACTTCCATACTCTTTTGTGATTAGGAATACGTGACTCAATATGCATAGGAATATGTGTTACTCCATTTGCATCAGTTTTCTGTAAACCGAAATAATAAAAGTAATTTCGTCTAAAGCGTTCTGAGGCTGCCAATAGACGCTTTTTCTGTGACCTACCCATTATGCAAGAGTATTAAGGTAATCAACCAACTCCTGATATTTACCAGGGTCAAGAGTAGTAACATTCTTAGCACCAAGCTCTGTGAGCTTAGCTTTAACCTCATCACGATGAGCAGCGGCTTTAGAAGCAACAACCTTGCGCACGTCATCGATTGAAAGAGTTGGAGCTGCTGGAGCTGCTGGAGCTGCTGGAGCTTTAACTACGTCAGGCATAATGCTCTTTACTAAATCTAAAATAAAACCTTCTGTCTTCTCTGAGAGATGTACATTGACATCTACTGAAATCTTAATATTGTCCATAATTTAAAAATTTATTTGTTTAACAATTCTTGTTCGTGGTCCTTGATAATTTCATCAATTCGGTTAAGAAATTTGCCGACTTCCATAAAACCTATAGAGGCTGTTGCGTTATAGAAATTATCATTCTTATGCCAAATCGATACTGTAAATAGGTCTCTTCCGATTATAACCTTGTAGTCACCTTTCGTAAAGATAGTTCGTCTATCTTTAGAAATAGCATGCCAGTCAGTTTCTTCAACAGTAAAGAGTTCTGAAACTGGTACTTGCAAATAATTTGCCAAGGCACATATCTGAGCGGAATCAAGATAAGTTTCACCTCTTAATACTCGCTTGAAACCGAGCTCAGGATATTTGACCATTGGCCATAAGAGGTTTGCAACCTCTTGCTCCTGTAAGCCATATTGGCTCATAATTTTATTTATGTTAAATTTTTCCATGTAAATATGAAGTTATGTTCTTTATTATTTTCATTTGCAAAAGTAACAAAAATTCTTCATATAAAAAAATTTTTTATGTTAAAAGAAGTTAACAAAGAATTTTTTAACTACTGTTAACACTTGAGCTTATAAATATTATATAATGTATGCGTATATACGCGTGTACGCGTAACACAATTCTATATTACATAAATCTTATAAATTTATCAGATAGGTGGCGTTCACCAAATAAAAAATATTTACGAAACCACCTAACCTATTAAAAATCAATTACTTATATAAAAAGTGTCCGAAGCACGGACCTTTTCTATAACTTATAGGGATATTTTTAAAAAACATATACTACGGCTATAGTATATGTTTTTAAAAAATATCATTTGGACTATATAGATTATAGGGTAACTTGGGTAACTTTTTATATAAGTGATTGATTTTTAATAGGTTAGGTGTTACCCTATAACGTTCACGAATAGTTCACGAACTGTTACCTTGTTAAATATTTTTACTTTAGCTCTATATACTCTATATTGCTGATTGTGCAATTTGGATTTTTGCTAACTATATTGAGTTGCAAATTGCGATAACCAAACCATTTAGGACTAAGTTTAATGCCTAAAAATCTTTTTCGTTCTATTGACTTTGTAATTAAAAGCTCATCTTTAGACTGTATATTTAGATTTGCCGAATCTTTTGTAAAATATCCTGATACTGAATTCCAGGAATCATGATAGTTAATAGCCTTTACTGTATCTCTGTATATTATAGAATCTTTTAGCTGCGTTTTTATCTTGTACTTTATAATAGTTTCAGGATTTACTACAGCAGTAAGCTTATCAGCTTTAAGCTGCTTAATTAATTTAGCGTCATCAGCTCTTAACTGCTTATATTGCTTTAAAGACAATTCTATATTTGAAATATGAATTGCGTTTAGGCTGTCAGCCACTTTGTATTTATGCAGTGAATCAATGCTCACTGACATACTATTCTGGTACGCAATTTCACAAGCTTTATGCTGTTTTCCTTGGTGCCAAATATACAAAAAAGCCCCCAAGAGAATCACGATTAAAAATTGTGAAAGTATACTATAAAAATTCAGTTGCTTCATAATTCTAGCTATAATTAAATAAATAAAGAGAGTGAAATCCACTATATAAAGGTAATAGCTTTATAACCTAAATATAGTGGATAGCTTCTGTTAAAAATAGGGAGTACCTGGGATAATTTTATATATTTTTGTACTCCTCCTTTGCGTTAAAGCAAGGACAGGCTTTATGCACATTAGGCATATCACGATGGCCTACCACTTTAGCATTTGGAAATCTTTGTTTATAGCCAGCAACAAGTCCAGCTAGTGCTGCTTTCTGCAGTTCAGTTCTTGTATCTGCTGGCTTTCCATCTTCATCAAGCCCGCCAATATAACATATACCAATAGAATCTGAATTGTGTCCTTTACAATGAGCACCTGGTTTTGCCTCTGAGCGACCAGGCTCTACTGTACCATCCAAGTCAACTACTGCGTTGTAGCCGATTTCATCAAAACCGCGTTCTCTATGCCATTTATCTATATCCTTGGCATGAAAATCACGCCCAGCCTTAGTGGCTGAGCAGTGAATAATAATATAATTTATCTGTCTCATAATTAAAATACCTTTTTGTTTAAATTATAGCATCTAATCAGCCATATTTTTTTCATATCGTTTTGTTTTTAAATTTACAAACTCAGCGACTTAGATTTCAACTAACATATCTCGTCTCTTTGGTTATTTTTATAGTCTTTATTTCTTAACACTATAAAAATAAATCAAATCTTCTGCAACGACTTTTGCAAGTAGATTCGCCCCCTTATCGTTAGGGTGCAACATGTCAGTAGTAAAATATGTACTTGCCGTTGCTTTATATGGGTTTTCTTTTGTTCCATCACCATCCTGTTGTGACAAATTTTCAAAAGCAAAACTTAATCTTCCTTTACGATTCCAATCAATAACAGGAATAGATAGCATGCTTGCAGCTAATTCTATAGATTTTGTGACCTCTATATCCTTAGTTGGGTTATAGGAATTAGCAGAAAAAAGATTACTAGGATTGATAAACCAAATATTAACATCTTTACCAAAAATGGCACGTAAACTTGAAACTAAATAATACACAGCCCCAATAAAAGTTGTTCTGTCTATATCATCAATATTTTTTGTTAGATACACAGAACCCAATTTTGGCTCGCTTCCCCATGCTGTATAATAAACATTCTCTTTAAATTCATATAAGATATTTGTATAAGCATTTAAAGAAGAATTTTTGTCAACAACATCATTTTTTCCACCTTCAATTAATATTGTATCTGGATAATCTGAGACATCTTTATATATCTGTTTTTCTCCAGCATCCAAATCTGTTCCTTCCATAAGTCTTTTAATCTTCTCTATTTGACAAGCAAAAGTGTTATTATTGGTTAAACCGTTACTATATGGTCTAGAAGTATATGGATATAGATTTCTATCTTTTTGTATATCTTTAAGAGTACCTGAAGATCTTGCTACATTTACTAGACTTTTAATGTCTACGTAATTGTACAATCTGTTTATCCATAACTTTTGTTCGGAATAGCTATCTCCTATAATCAATACGTTCCCTATATTAATTCTTTCATTTCTCAGAATACCGTCATTCTTTGAAACATAGATTTTGCCTTTAAGTATAAAACCTTCTGATTTCCAAAAGCGAAGATGATAGCCATCTGCTGGCACTCTGAAAGTTTTGTTTTCGCCAATTTCTACACCTATATGATTTCCGTTTTCATTATATTCTTCATCAGTATAAATATTTATAGCAAGTTTATCTAATGGCTGATTAATCGCAAGTTTTACATATTCTCCTTCTGTAAACTTGCGATTAATTACATAATTTTGAACAGAATCTAGAGTGTTACCGCATTGTATAACCTCAACTTTACCAGAAGCACCAAAAATAGCATCAATATTTTGTTCGTTTGATGCGTATGTGGTCTTCTTTACAAAAACCTCATAGCTGCCGTGTTCGATATACAGACGCAAATAAGCAAAGTCATTTTCTGCTACGAAAGAATACACAGAACCATTTGTGCATTGTTCAAATATAGTTGTATATCCAACATTTTCTCTGTAAGCGTAGCATGCAAGGTCTTTCGTAGTACTTCTTACGGTTATTGTAACGCAATCACCTTTTTTAATCGCATTTTCTAAAACATTTTCTGCCTTGTGAGATTTTATGGTAAAACCCTGCTCTGGAATTGAGGAAGATAAGTCGCTGAGTTTATCACTCACCGCTTCCTGGACAACTTCAGGTACACTATCTACCATACTGAGAAGAGTATTCTGAAGTAGATTACCAGTAATCTCTTGATTACCATTTTGCTTTATAGCCTGCTTGATAGCAGCTTTTAAATTTTCGTAAGCCATAATTTCATTAATTTAATACTATCCCATATAGTTTGGCTATTAAGAGTATAGCCTTTACTCCACAAACTGAGCAACAACATGAGAATTTTGTCCATAACTTTATATTCTATTTAAAATCATTCTTCTCGTTTCATGTTTCCAAACGATTTATTATCTTGTTTATCAAACTCGCTGTTTAATCTATCTATAATAGGCTTCCAGTAACCTGGCAAAGCTTTCATAATTTCAAATCTTATTAAGTGATAAATCACTCTAAAAATAACATTCTTTGGATATGCTATGATAAGGTTTTTAAAACCATTGCAGACATAAGCATAATCAAAAATATACGTTAAAATCTTTGCAGCGAATATCGCTTCTTTTTTATCTCCGCAAGCATATACAATACTATAGATAACATATATGATTGTGAAATATAGTGCCAATTCGAATATAGCTTTCTGAGCTTTATTCCACGAGAAATTTTTGCATCTCGATATAGATATGCCATCTGCTCTCATTCCACAGAAGATATTAAATCCAAAGCCAATAATGAGAGCTACCACAAAGCCCTCTGTTGGTGTTAGTATAGCCAACAGAGAGCTAAAAGCAGAAATAATAATCAGCCTAATCTGTTCAAATTCAAATGTTCTTGCCATTAGATAAAGTCCTCCCAGTTTAATGTTAATGATTTACCAATAGCATCACTGGTCCATCTCATAAATTCCATACCTTCGTAGCCATCAGGGTCTGAGGCTACTAACTTAGCATAAGTTACACACTTGTCCACGGTATCAAGAACTGTTGGATAGAAATCGGCATAAGCCATATTAGCTGTATATGCCATATCTCCACTAGTCTCATTGTGAGTTGGAGTAAATGGACCAAGCACGCTTATTAACTGCTCTGTAGTCCAAGAATGAGCACTTCCAGATGTGTTAACCATTTTCTTGCTTGCGTAATCTGCAAGTTTGTCAGTAAAATGGTAACCATGCTTTTTGATATATTCAAGATAGCCTGGCGCATTCATAAGCAAGTTACTGTTCTGATTGTCGGCCATCTGATTGCGAAGAGAATCAATCTGAGCCTGAATAGCAGGATTACAATTCTGCTCGCCTCCCCACATACGATTAGCAAACATCATCCAAACTAGGTAAACAAAAGGATTGTTCATCCAGTTGTTCATACCACCTCCCATAGCAGCCATCATGGTTGCTGGGTCATTGTTCTTAGTAGCGGCCAAAATCGCTGCTAAATCATTATCGCGACCATCGGTGCAATAAATCTTTTCGATTGTATCAGCCATAATCTACAAATTTTAAATTAAACAATTAAGTTTTTAACTCTCTATGTTGCAACATTTTATTCAATATCATAGTCATTGTTATAGTCGTTATTGAAATCACCTCCTATGGTTTCATGCTTGAAGCCACCAAGATTAGTGATTATATTATCCACATCAAATTCACAAGTTACTGATGCTAAATCTCCTTGTTCCTGCCAATCAACTTCCATATTAAAAGTTATAGCATCATAAGTTTCACCTTTACAAGTTATCTTTTTCTGACTACAGAGACGAATTATCCTCATAGCATCGCAAAGATATTCAGGAATAACAGTGTTAAACTTATATGTTTTCTTAGAAACTTGACTTTCAATAAATGAATAGCCTAATCTCTTTGTAGCTTCTTCCTCAAACGAATATTCTGGTTTGCCCAATTCAGATTTAAGCAATAGAATAAAATGAAAATTCTCACTGCCTAATACTATTACGCCATTTTTAAGAGCAAAATCACCTTCTGGGTTCCAGTATTCTACCTTAAGACAATCATCTATATTGTTATCAAAACAAAATACTTCTGAATAGTACCATCCACCAGAATGTATCTCTAGCCAATATTGTCCTTCATAATCGATAACACCTGAAAGCGGAAATATACCTAAAAATAATAATATATTATAACCATTCTTTGATACGTTTCTCAGTCCAGCGTCTTTGAATCTTTCGACCACATTACCAGTTACTCTTTTATTAGTATCAGCACTTCTTACATATACTTCTGAAACATTTCCAGATACTATTAACTGAAATGGTGAAACTACATTTGGATTTGTAATAAGTGGAGCAACATGGCCATAAGCAAAACTGCGATAGCGGTTTTGCTTATGGAAGTTGTCATAGAACTTCAAAGGCGATATACATATTGGATTTGCCATATTGCTTTTTACTATTGGATTTGTCAATAAAATTATTATTTATTGCAAATATAATAAAAATTATTCAATACTATATAAAAATATATAAATTTTTAAAATTATTTAGCTCTTTATTTTGGACTATACACGAGTGTAGCACTTATAAGGTGCGTATCTATATTCACTGACAGCGAATCGATAATTCCCGTTCCAACTGATGTTCTAATAGCTTTATTTAAGTCTATTTTTTCATCTGCTTGGAATTCTATATCTTGCTGCATGCACTGCTTTATGCCTGTTACTCTATATGCGTCAGCTGATGGAGCTCTAGTATATTCTATACGATATGCTGGCATGTCTAGCATATAATATCTTGCAAGATATAACCATGAGCATAAATAGTTTTGTGGTGTAGCACTATACGTATAAATGTACTCATCATCTCTTAAGCCAGAAACAGCTGCAATAGGAACTCTATTTGTACTTCTATCTACCATCATAAGAGCAAAGCCATCTTCAGAAAATTTGTCAGGAGCATATAGCATTAAATCAATATCAGTGGAGAATACTTCAGAATTGATTTCTTCTGTTTTATCTGACTGTATATATAGCGATTTAACATCTATTTCCATGTCTTCAAATATGTCAGTGGAATCATCCATCCAGCTAAATTCATATCTTGAATTTAAATCTTCTTTATTATAGCTAGTTGCCTCTTGAGCATACAGAACTGTTTTCTTGTTAAACTTATCATACTTTTTAGTTAAATCAAACTGCAAATTAGGACTTGTATACGATAAGCCTTTCATAAAGTAAGATACATGCTCAATTCTTAATCTATTGTTATCATCTATGTACCAATAACATCTAAAGCAGTCTCTTAGCATATCCATAATTTGTTCAAATGTTATTTCTGCTTTTTGGGCCGCTTGGTCATAGTTGCCTTTTAGTATATTTGATTTTGGAGCAATAAATGGAGAACATCCAATTCTAGGTCTATCAAATGGTATTATAGGTGTTGACGTGTCTCCCCCATATAAAAATTGGCTATATTCAGCAGTTGCTTCAAATTTTACTAGCGGGTCTATTTTATGTAGTAACACTGTTATTACATCAGCTAATGAAAATGCATCTTTTAAAGTAAACTGCTTTCTAAATTGGTTTTCAAATGATGACCAGTTATCTGGTATAATCGCCCATATAGACGTATTAGCCCATGAACTTCTACTAATAGGAACAGGCATGTGCTCTGTTTTAGTCATAGCATTTACAAAGTTATTCGTAAAATATTCTCCATAATCATTTCTACCATACTTAGTAGGATGAGTAACGGTATAGGCTGATTGTTTTATTTGCAAGCCAATTAGGCCAATGCACTTTCTATAATTAACTCTTTCAGATATAAAATCATCTTTCGGTAAATCATATAGTGTTTTTGTTTGCCCAGATGATGGTTCTACTGCTGTATCGACGTCCGCTAATACGCGACCCCAAATAGTGTAGTATACTACATTAAATTTAAACTTAGTTGATACGGCTGTATCAGTATTATAAATTTTAAATTCGTATTCTCCTTCTTCGCTTATACTTGCTCGTTCTGAATTAACATTCCAATCTTTCAAAACAAATATACTTGTCGAAAAAGCAACTCCGAGATTTCCAAATGTTCTATCATCATAAATTTTTAATACAAATTTCCATTCGTCTTTTATAGCACTTAAAGCTTCACCTTTAACTGCTTTTCCTGTATTAAACCATCTAAACGTTTTATTTCCCTGCGGGCCACTCTCTGCAAATGATAAATCAGATATACCTATCATTTTTATATGGCCATCTCCATTAGTTTGGTTAGTCCACGTTGTAGGTGGAGTTCCAGCCGTATGAACGTATGTTCCAGCATACGCTGAACTCATTTCTTCAGTGACCTGAAATTCTTGAATGTTCAAATTTCTGGCAAAATAATACTTCTTTTCAAGAGCATTTGCATCATCTATAGCTTCATTCACATCCTGTTCCCAGTATGTTCCATTCGCATAACACGACACAGAATTGGCGCCTTGAATATAGAACTGATATAATAACCGCTTTGTAAGCGTGAGAGGAGTTATTACAGGTGAAAGCTTAATCAAATCATAGGTATTATCATAATTATTCATTATTCTTGAATACCTATCAATAGGAGATAATTTCAGTTCTATTGAGTGCCTAGTATTATCTAGCTTGCAGTCTGTTTTGACAAATGAATTTAAAGCTAATACTTTTCCTTCACTATTGGTTACCAATAGTAAATACTTAGTCTCTAAAAGCTGTGACTTTATAAAGTCAAAGTCTGTTCCAAATATTTTAATGGAACCTTCCAATGAACTTCTAAAGAAAACTTGTCCGGTTTCTTTTTTATATTTGTTTTCAAGCTTATTATAATGTGGCTCTTGTAACTTAAAGCCTGAATAGACCCAAACATGAGTAAGCATGTTATTAATTTCAATTTGGGTCATCTGCGATAACTCAGTGTTTGAAATGGTTAGTATAAAATCACATCTTATATAAGCTGCTTTTTTCCATATACTTTCATTACCATGTGAAAAATATTCAGGATTTCCAGTTTGTGCTACTGTATAGCCTAAGTATTTTGCGTTCTCATCGTACATGAATATTCTCGCTCTTTTTACATTTAGTATATCTGGCGCGAATGCGTTGAATATGAGAATATTATTTCTGTCAATAGGCCTTAAATTAGTTAACCAAGACGTAACACAATATTGACCTATTGAAGTAGCGCTTTCAAACTCACCAGTACTCGTATTAAGCTGGCCGCTTGTAGCTGTCTGCTGTTCTCCTTTAAGCAAATAAAATATATTGTTATTCATAAAGCTATAAATCTAGATAAACTTTAAATTTTAATCTCTAGAACTTTAAAATTTATACATCCTTATAATTTATAATTCAATATTATTTAAAGTCCCAGAGATTATAGAGTGAAGTACTGGGTTAACTATTGATATATCTTTTCACGTTACCTTTAATAACAAGAGTTCTGCCATCTCCCAAAGGATAAACGCGCTCAGAATTTTGTTTCTTAATAGCCTCTACGCCTCTTTCAATATTTGACAAATCAGTAGTTGTTTCTACTGTTATCATCTGTGCATGTAGACTATCCGCTTTATTAAAAGCTTGTGAAAATTTATTCTCAAATGTGCCCTTATTTAAGCTATCAACAATATCAGGAAGTACGCGCCTGTATTTACGAGTATTGCGTTTATTTATGATAGCCATAGCTTCACCGCCTTCTGCTCGCATATTTTTGCCCTCAGAATTTTTCTGATGCAAATCTATATCGTTACCAGATGCATGTGAACCGCCTTCTAAGAACTCAAGACCACCTTCTCCATACTCCTGATTTGCTGCGGCTGTAGCTTGTTTAGCTTTCACCTTGGCAACTGCAAAGCTTGTCCACATTGTTGCGATAGCCGCTAATGCCAAAGCAGGACCAATAATAGGTACGCCTGACATAGCTGACCATATATTGGCAGAAGCAGTAATAAGAGAAGAAGCCTGCGTTACAGTATTGATAGCTTCTTGACGCTTTTGAGCTTGCTCGAGAAGTTTTTGCTTTTCTTGCATATTCTTCTTCTCTTGCTGTAGTTCTTTCTTCTTAGTTGCAACTTGGTTAGCGTAGCCATTGTTACGACCTTCAACTTCAGCGTCATAAGCTGATTGAGCTGCTTCTACTCGCTTTTCAGCTGCATCGATCGCTGCTTGTGCAACATCAACTTCAGCTTGAGCTATTTCTTGAAGATTGCTAATAACCTGGCTGCATGCAGCATTCCAGGCTTTAATGCCATCATCATCAAAACCCATATAGGAAAGCAAAAATCCAGTAACGCCGTATTTACCTATGCGGCCAACCAAACTCAAACCCTTTTTACGTAGCTTTTTCTGTTCATCTTCAAGTTTTTTAACTACGTTGTGGGCTTCGTCAATCTGAGCTTGTGACCAGTCAAGAGCTCCAGACTTAGCTAATCTTATCTTTTCTTTCCACAGAGCAATTTCTTGTGTCAGCTCATAATCTTTAATCTCATCGGCCGTATGCACAGCCAAATTGAATTCTGATTTTGCCAAGGCTTGCTGTTGCTGGAAATTTTGCAGTCTATTAGAACCTGATATAGATAATTTCTGTTTATTAAACTTAGCATTAATACTGGTCTCAGATTCTTGCTGTTCAACTGGCTTAGCTCTATTTTGGGCCAAAGCTAGTTTTCTAGCATTCTCAACCTGCTCAAGAAGTAATCGTCTTTCTTCTTGAGTGCCTTTCTTTACAAGATACAACTGTTCTTGTATCTCCTTAGCGCGCAAGTCAAGAATAATCTGGTCATATTTTGCTTCAATCTGTGCTCTTTCTTGGTGCCATGCAGCCAATTGTTCAGGAGTAGCTTGACCTATAATTTCAGCTTCTGTCTGGCCATCTTCTGAAATAGTAGCAGCCTTTGTAGTATAAGCTGCCTCACGGTCATCAAGCCGCTGTAATCTAAGCTTTTTCTCCTTTTCGATTTCAGCAGAAACGGTATCATATCTAAACTTCATAGTTTGACGAAGTTTAGTCATACTATCTATTTGCCGCTCATCCTCTATATCTTGCAAATCAAGACTGAGTTTTCTTTGAGTATTCTCGATGATGGCCGTGAGCTCTTCTTGCTGTTTTTTAACCTGTTGCTTTTGCTCATCAGTAAGTGGCTTATTTCCCTTTTTGCCTGCTAAGAAAACTTCGTTTTTACGGAACTTCTCTTGCATCTCTCTGATTGTAGCCTCAGCAGAATCTACAGCTTCTTGTTTACGTTTTTTAAACTCATCTCTCTGCAAAGCTGTGATACTAGCCTCATATTTCTTCTGAATTGTGAGGTCATTTCTCCAGATTGTATCAGTTAAATCACGCTCACGAGGTGTACGCGACCTCGATTTATCATATTCGTGAGCTGATTTTATACCAGCTCTTTTTAATCTTTCTTCTGCTTCTTTAGCTCTGGCATTTGCAAGGTCTATGAATGCGGTAGCATCAGCTCTTGCAGCAGTTGCTTCTTTTCTAAGTTTTGCTATCTCTGTTTCTTTTACTATTTCGGCCCTAGGCTTGCCTCGTTTTCCTGATAAAGAACCAGGCACCCAAGATGGGTCTAACAACAAACTACCTACTAAACTCTGTGTAGCAGTTGTACCTTTTCGTTGTGCTTCGAGATTTGCCTTATTTTCCTTAGTAAGAGCTTCTTCATATTTATCAGCCGCAAGTTTCATTGCAGCTGCAGCTTCTGCTCTCGCTTGTAATGCTAAGACTATAGCTGTTGTGTTTTTAACAAATATATTTTCAGCATCACTTACGTTCCTTACAGATATGTCAAGTTTATCAAATTCTGTTTTATTATCTTTTGTCCACTGGATTCGTTCTTTTAAACCTGATAAATTTTTCCACTCAGCTTGGAGTTTCATATAAGTGGCCATAAGATTTCCGTAGTCTCCATTGGTCTTCTCAAGTTCACTAGATAAGTCTTCTAGTAACTGTATGTGTGTTTTAATAGCGACTCCGCCTTTAAAAACATTGCCAATCCAAGTTACTATTTCTTTACCGTGAGCAGATAAGGCGTACAATACTACTACGAGAGCCGTTTGCCAGCTAAATAAAGCTGATACAATTTGCTTAGTAACTGATACAGTAGGTTTGCCTTCGGCTCTAAGTTTTGCATTTTGTTCTCTTACTTTCTTTATCTCATCAATTACAATAGGTATGTTGTTAGAGATACTAAGAAAGAATGTATTAAGAGATACAGCTGCAGCAGGAAGTTCTCGAACTACCTGAGATACAGATACTCCAAGGCCATCCCATGACTTAGCATAATTACCTACACTAAGTCTATGATTTCCAGTTGCTTCCTGGAGTCGTATCATCTCCTTATATATAGCAGCAGTTTCTTGTTCAAGTTTTTTACCAGCATCAGTAGCCGAACGCTCGGCAGCAGACATGGCATTTAACTTAATCTTGTTGAGAGCATACTGTGCTGCCAATCTGTTATAAGAGCCTTCAGCAGACTGATTAATCTGAGCCTGATATTTAGCAGTCTGATTAAGAATTTTTGTCTGTAAATCTAGTTCTTTAACCTGTATATTTGTAGCATCTGCTGCTTGGTTATATCTATTCTGGGCTTGCGTAAGTGCATCAACCTGAGTTCTATTAGCTGTATGAGCTGCCATAACTTCACGAATCTTAGCTTTCAACTCAAGATAACGCTGACCTTCTTCTGACTGCAGATAAGCTAATTTCTCTTCGGCTTTCTGTACTTTAAAAATCTGCACAACATGGGCTTTAAGTTGCTCATCCATAGCAGCAAGTCTAGACCTCTGCTCATTGATTTGGCGAATTATATCATCACCTCTAGAAGCTCTTTGCTGAGCTGACATGTTTTTATATAAATCAATGAGATGCTTGAGGTGTATTCTAATTCTTTCATAGGAACCAGCTTGCAACTCAAGCGCTTTCTTGCTCTCAGCTGTAGTTCTATTTAAAGCAGCAGTTTTAGATTTTAAATCAGCTACTTCTTTGCCTATATCAGTCTGTGCGAACTCATATTCTTTCTGTGCTCTTTCTAATCTTTGGGCTGCTCTAGCTGCATCATCTAAAGCTGCACGACCTTCTTTGGTAGAAGTACTCATATTCTTTATAGCTTCTACCATCTCAGAAGAACCTTTCTTTATAGCAGCAACCATCTCTCCATAACTATCTATAAGCAGTTCCAAAGATTGAGTGATTTTATCTATGGAACCATCGGACTGTATGAGGTCACTTTCCTTTATTACGTCATCTGCCATAATTATCTATGTTTAATTCGTTTATAAGCTTTAGCTTCAGCATCGAGCTGAGCTTTTATATTATTAACGGTTGTGTAAAATTGAAGAACAGTCATGTGTTTAGCATTTAAATTAGCTTTTTGGCCAACTAACATACATAAACTTTCAAACTGCTTATCATATTTTAATTCAAATGAATTTTTACCAGTAAATATTCCTGGCTTATAAGATTTAAGCAGAGACAAGTCTATATCAGCTATCTCTTCGGTATATTCTTTGTCTTCTATAATACCTTTTAGCTGCAAGATTGTTCTCTGCTTAATCTTTTCATATATCATTTTTTCTTTTGCTGAATCAAAGTTATCTGGAAAATAAGTTTCTAGCTCTGTCGAAAGTTTTTTTTTCAACTGAAATAGCGTTTCTATAATAGAGCTATGCTTCGCTTTATTTAAGTCAGATAACAATTCTTGTAAACTAGTATCTGACTGGCTTTCTACTTTCTTTCCATCGATACTATATACGAGAGCAGCAAATGCCATATACCTTGGAGATATTCCACTCACAATCATGTGCAAGTTTTGTCTCATATTTTGCAATTCTTGCATAGCTTTTTTCTTGTCTCCAGAATTAATAAGCTTTGCAATTTGTACTATATGCTCATCAACTGAATCTATGTCAGAACCAAGTCCAGCATCTATGATAATGTACTTATTATATCGCTGAAAATTTTCAATTGGCATTTCATCAATTGAATCATACAGCTTTATAGTTCTATTAGCTAAGGATATTGTTTTCATACTAAAAATCTTATTATAGGAGTTGCAAACACTGGTACATAGATATACGATGGGTCAAGCGTAATCAGTACCATTGCAATCGATATTATAACACTAAGCCAGAAACCTAGACAAAAGTCACAATCAAGCATTTTAGCTACAATTGTAAAACCTATATCATCACACTGGTCTCTAAGCCAATATCTAAAACCTGATTTGCTCATAAACAGTTCTACAAAAGCAGAAAATAGAGCAATTAAAATTATTTGATATAACGTTGGCATAATTCTCTTGTTGTTATTGTAAACTCAAATCTCAGCCCAGAATATGGATGCATAAAGAATAGCTTATCCATAGACTGAATATCTTGACCAGAGTAAACATAGCTATTATAAATCTTTTCAAGTGAATACCCTCTATAGATATTCTCGAATCTCTCATAAACTTTGTCGATTGTAAGTCTACCTGTTTGTTTAATGAGACCTGGAGTAGTAAGAACTCTAATAATTTCGTCTTTCACCTCTTCTGAGTACATAGCATCATTATCAGCAAAAATAGTATCTAGATTAAACCAGAAAACTATAGCTCCTGAAAACGTAAATTGAGGTGTAGATTGAACTACTTGAGTAATATTCTGAGCGTCATAAATATCAAACCAGCAGAAATTACCGTATTGGTCATTTGGAAGTAAAGAAGCATATTCAGATTTTCCAATGTATGCTGCTGGATATATAAATTTTCCACCGCCTTCTTGGTGCTCAACTAACTTATAAGAGCGACCGAAAGCATAATCAAGCCATTTAAGCTTTTCTACTAATGTTTTCTGAATATCCTGTATAACTTTATCTAGCAATACTGGATTTTCTTTCATCGGAATAATTATGCTTCGTTCTACATTATTCTTCTTCTGTGCCATTCTGTAAATATTCTTTAAGTTTGACTGACAATTCTGGTCTTATGTATTTATATATGATATTTTTTAAGTTATCTTTTGTAAGCTTAAGAATTTTTGGTCCATACTTATCTTTTAAATACTTATTCTTATCATCAGTACTTGTTAGATAGAAACCATCAACATCATACACAAGCCTTAAAGACTTATACCATTCACCAGTATCTTTGAGTGTTACTCTATTATAAGGTTGTCCCTTTCTGATTTTTCGTTTTACAGTACTTGGAGCATACGGAGCATAAGTCATAATTTCAACATCATCTCCATTTACACCTCTTTCATAAAGCTGGTCTTCAGTAATGGCCTCTATGATTTCTTGCTCATGGGCTAATACAGTTTTAACGAGTTCCCTGCCAAGGACCTCATCAAACTTTCTTAGTCTATAAGCTAAGTTTCTAATAGATAAGCCATAATACTTAGATGCAGCCATTATATAGACCTGTATTTAATTCCGTTATTCACACATGGCAAACATACCCTGTCTAGTCCTTGTGTACTAATACTTAAAGCTTTTAAAGCAATATCCAATTCGTACGAAAGTCCAGATTGTCTCATACTATTAGAATCACCATCCAGTTCTACCAAAATATCCAACTTAGATGCATTGATAGAATGCCTATTAGTTCTAACATTTGGATTGTAGGCGAATTCTCGTAAGAAATCTATGGCTACCTGCTTTGAGAGTACATCCTGGAACATAGCTCTCTGCTTAATAATAAAATCTGTTAGGTCACAGTATGCTGAGACTTCAAGATTAATGCCATAGTTCTTATCGTAGGTAAAATTCATTATCTCTGGGTCAAATTCTTCGTCCTCTGATATGTAGAATGGGTGTATCTCAATGTACCTAGACCAAGCCTGGTAAGCTAAAAACTCACTTCTAGAACATGTTTTACATGGTCCGGTGGACCAATCTCTGTCTTTATAAATAGCTTGAGCATTTTCAGGAAGTTCTGACTGCTTGTATACTAAATACCAGCTGCCTCCAGCGTCAGTATTAGCACTCTCATAAGGCAGCAGAATATCTTCTTTTGGCTTAAACCATTCAAGACTATTAGCCTTAGTTTTCTCAAAAGTGAGAGTGTAAATTGACTCTGGGTTACTAGAGTGGAAAATATAGAGAGTATAAGAACCTGGTTCCGTCATCTGAAGACCAACCTTATCAATTTTAACTGTAACACCTTTAGAGCGAACAGTATCAATCTCAAATCCTACTAGTTTGTTACGATTTTCAATCTTGTTAGTAAGCCTACCAGTACCATCAAATAGAATCTTGTTTTCGATGAGAGATTTTGTAGCTTTATCGGCTAATTTCATGTTTATAAACTTATTAACGAGTTTCACAATACTAGCCTTAGTTTTCTCTTCAAGCCATTCTGAAAATGGATTTGTTTCTGTCCAATATTCAGAATCTAGAATATCTGTTTCCGCTGGAACATCTTGAAGAGCTTTATATAGAGAATCATCTATTCGAACTACTTCTCCAGATTTATAAGTTTTATTCACATCGTGTACCTGCCAATTATAGTTCTGAAAATCAGGAGCTATACTTCGTAAATTATCCAATGTAAGAAGAGGATGAATCTGCTGAAAATACATACCTGATTCTGTCTGAGTTAGATTGCTAGATAACATAATATCTGACAAATCATAACTCTGTTTCCATCCTACTAGATGGAGCATTTTATCTTGTATATCTGCGATTCTTATCATGATTACATTTCAGTTTAAAGTAAAAACGGGAGGAACGAGACCTTTTCATCAGTCTGTCCTCCCGCTGGACCCATCCAAAGCTAATAACAACTAAAAGCTATTACTAGTTTCTTCTAGATTTATATTTAGATATTCACCCAAAGAAAGATTACGCTGTTGGAGGAGCAACAACCTGCTGTACAGGCACTGCATAATTAGCATTCTCGCTTGAAATATCAAAAGCAATAATTGGACTAGCCAAAGTCTCAGAATTGCTGTTGTAAGAAGTAAGGAATGCAACGTCAACTGCAAAACCATAGTGCTCCTTACGTGTACGAACCATATCGGCTGTAGCCGTGCCGGCGATATCATGGTAATCGCCAACAGAATCGTAGAAGTAAGTACCACAAGGAATATTCAACAGTGGTAAAGTTGCGATACCCCACTCATGACCATCACCAGATACTGTACCAAGCAAGCAGTCACGCTCGAAACGCGTCATGAAGCCGAGAGAACCTGAATTGATAGCATAACCCTGAGCATACTTCTTGTTACCAAGTGCCATATTGTTGGTCAAGTGTACAATCTTGTTACCAAACTCGTTCTGCTTGTTAACGTCGTTGTACAAACCATGCTGAGCAAGCTTGCGCATAATTGACTCAACACCAGCATCACCTACGATGTGCAACTGACCGAAGAAGTCATTGGCTGCCATAATTGGGTCGAGGTCGCCAAAGATATTCTCGCGCTCAGTCCACTTTGCGTTGATTGTACCTGCTGTGTTTTTATAGAGCAGTGGGTTCTTAATAACCTTTGTCTTCTCAGCTGCAAGCTTAGCAAGAGCTGCTTCGTCGAGTTTCTGAGCAAACTTATAGATGTACTTCATCAACTTAGTCTCGAAGTCCTTCTGGATGCCGATTTCGTTGTTCATGTACATAGCAGGAGCGATAGTGAAGCCAAACGCATAAGTCGCAAAATTAATCTGCACCATCTTTGATGTATTTTCACTATCAGCAATAGTAAGCGTACGAGTATTACCGATTGTGATGTCTGCATCATAGTCGATTACAGGAGTTTCAAGGATGTTACCAATAGAAGTACGAGCCTTCTGCTTGAGCTCCTCAGTAAGAATACCGGCTGGGTCATTAGACTGCTGGATAAAAACGTCAAGAGCACCATATCGGCTAGGACGATACTCGTACTTGTCAAAATTTGAACTAGAACGAATGTTCTGAATTCTAGTAAGTACTAAACTCATAGTCTTTTAATTTTTAAAAGTTTAACATAAATATATCATAACTGACATGCTGCATTACCCTTTTACATCATACAGTCTATTATCGAATTGGAAGGTTAGAAACATTGTTTTCATTTCTAATCTCAAGCGCTTTGTTACCAAACTCAACATTATCGCGAGTTAAGCCAGTTGACAGCAGATAGTTCTCAATCTGAATATCAGCTTCCTGCTGAGTTTTAGCTGTTGACAAATCAAGATTAACTGTTCGGTGGTCAGATTGTAGGTTAGGTTTAGTACCTCCACCTAGCTGCTGCCTACCCGTATCAATAACATCCTTCAAACTTGTCTCCATTACTAACTCCTCGATAGTATATGGATTGAGGTTGTTCTTAGGATTGTTGAGAGTATTACCAGCAGCATCGCGTAGTACCAGCTTCTTTCCGCCTTTACCATCATCGACGAAATCAGGAGTACCCTTAGCAAGAATCTCATCTTTAGCAGCAGCAAGGAGAATCTTCCTAACTGGCTCTGAAACATCAGCTTTAAACTTGATACCAGCTGTAGCATTAGTAAATGCAAAGTCTACCTGAAGGTCTTTCTCCTTCTTTTCGTAGTCCTTTTTAGCATTATCAAGCTCTTCAGTCTTAGCTGTAAGCTGTGTCTGAAGCTGAGTAACCTGGTGGCGAGCATCTTTAAGCTGCTGTTTTACAGCTTCATCAGACCCGCCTGCTGCAAGTTTAGTTTCAAGCTCAGTTACTTTCTTCTTCTGAGCTTCAAGCTGAGCAGAAAGTGTCTTAGTACCATCAAGCTTAGTCTTGTAGTCACCAAGAACTCGCTTAAGATAGTCATAAGTTTTTTCACCGTCTGCTTTACTTATGCCAGAAATACTGAAAATATCAGCATCATACTGGCCATGCAAAGCACCAATCTTTGTGCCGATTACTGTTGCCTCATCATTGCTAGAGAGTGTAGTAATGGCTAGTTTTTGAGCGTCAGTCAAACCCTTAAGTGACTCGCTCTGATTAAGCATTTCAATTGTTATCATAGCTTTGTCTTTTAATCTTTAGGTTCCTCAATGAGACCTGCAGCATCACCAAATGGGTCATTGATGACAGCTGTAATTGAATAACCAAGCAGCTTGTAGTTCTGCTTAAATACCTGCCACTCGCCGAATGAGAAGTAGCGTTTCTGAGGTGGATTTACCTCTTTACCTGTTCGCTTGCTAAAACGGTCACCAAAAGCAACCATCGCAACAACTTTGTCAGATGTGTTGTCGGTAGAAGCATTTGAAGCATTCTGCTTCAAGGTTTCTTCTACGATAGCGAGGCGAGCCTCAGCTTTCTTAAGTTCTTCGGCGTTATTGTCAAACTCCGTCTTCTGTTCAACTGTGAAAGCATCAGGATTACTCAGCTGAAGCTGCTGAAGCTCCTCCTGACGGTCCTTCAAGTCCTGAATCAATTCTTGGAGCTCCGCCTTGTTCATCGTTTTGTTTGACATATTCTAATAATTTATCTCTAATAATTTTAATCTTTTCACGCAGTGGAAGAGAAGAACCAAATTCCACAATATCAATGTTTTCACGTTCAAACTTTGATATAAACTCTGAGAAATTAACTTTAAGTTTTACGTAATTTACGTTAAGCAAACTAGCGTTATAAAGCTTCATTATCTCATCGAGCGTTTTATGAGGATATGGCTCTAACTGCTTCAATATAAGCATCCTCTGCAACACCAGTGGGTTATTACGATATTCCACTTCAAGAATCTGCTGCATTATAGCATCAAGTTCTGTTTCAGTGGCTCCACTCTCTTTAGCAGATTTATACTTAGAATAGAGTTCTTCGACAGTGAAGACATAAAATTCTGTGCCCCAACTTATAGATGATGATATGAAGTTATCTCCATAACGAAGTTTACATATCGTGTCTTCTACGAACTTCTGGGCCTGCTCGAAGTCCGTCTTCAGAGTATTAAGAACAGCTGTTTTGCTTTCAAAATTAGCAGCTACCTGCGTTTCATTTATAGCTTCCTTTTCAGACACAGCTGCATTGCCACCCGCTCCTACTACAGAGACCACAATCTCGTCGTGAAGTCTGCGGACCTCTTCAACGTTGTACTCGAGACTGTTTTTATCAATTGTAGTAATCTGGACAGGATTACGCATATCCGCTATGCCCTCTGTCTGATTAGGAACTGGTACCTCCAAGAAGGAACCAGGACCAGCTATACGCTTTTCACCACAGCATGGACACTTTTTTACTGTTCCGTCAGCATTAATCTCATATTCGCCGTCAGCATTTCTTAAGAAACCGCCGTCACAGTATTCACCTGTTTCGTTGTTCTCGAAATTACAGTCTGCCTCATAAGCTGAATAAATAGGATATGGAGCATACAAATCGAGATGCTGTTTAGAGATAGAGAAGAACAAATACCAGTCCAATCGAGATAATTCCTTCGTGATTGGATTTTTCTTAATATCTGGATATTTCTCATTGATAGGAGTTGTCCAAAAGAACCGTGCTGGACAAAATCCTAAATTATGAGTAGCCTCTGTTAACATAGACTCTATCTCATTCTTCTCGTTAAGCTGATAAACTCTTATTGAAGTACTGTCAAAGACCGCTATTCTGTGTTCTGGCTGTTTGAAAACAAGCCATTCAAAATTAGTGATACTCTTATCTACAAACTTGTAATCGATAACATTATCGATATTGAGCCAATAGAAATATGGCTCAGGCCTAAAGCTTGTCTGCTGAGTTGGGAGGTCAACTACAAGTATGCTGTTAGGTGATACCTGTAGCTGTTTCCATCCTTCAGTTTTCCATATATCCGGCTCGTTAAGTACATTCTTTTTGTAGTTCAGCCAATCTTCAAGCAGTTCAGATGATGTAAACTGATATGCTGAACTTGAGTTTCTACTGTAGAATACTCGTTCGAGCTCTCGGTATACATCATCTATAACTGCTGAAGTTGGAAGCGGATACTGGAACAGATGAACAAATATATCGTACTTGTCTCTTGGGAGTAAGTGTGACACCCAATCAAGAAACAACTGAGCCGAGCTATTATAGTCAAACAAAGATATGTTAGTTTCCGTGTGGAACCTAACGCGCTGCTGGAGAGAAGACGCTTTATTTATCAGCTGCCTTTTCTGTGGTCTTAGCAGAATTTCCTTTATCTGATTTAAGCTTAAGCCCATATTCTTCTGTATATTCGTATTCACTATTTTCAGGTACGCGCCAACCACCATTTAAAGCTGGTCCCATATCGAGAATTCTCTCTGCGTGTGATACCTCAAATTCCTGCGAGATACCATCCGCTTCAAGACGTACCTTTTTTACTGGTTTTCTAACTTGTCGTACCATACTCAAATCTTTTTAACTTGAAGCTGCGTTTGTGAGCTCCGTAAGTGGATTGTAGTCAAGTGTATCGGCCTTAATCAAGACTAGATTGTCTGACCAATTAGGATAGAAGCTCCAACTAATAGTGTTAGAGTCTGGCTCCTCATAACCACCAAGGTTCTTATCACCTACGAAGAACTTGTCAACTGGAATAGGCTCATAGTTTGCGCCATCACCGGCCTCATCGATAGCTCCGATATTACCATTCTCGTCAATCAAGAACACGCCAATCTTTTCGCACGAATAAGTCTTGAGTGTCTTAATAACTGACTGAGCTTCCTGATAAATAATGCCAGTGAATGTAGTTGGCTCACGACCAATAACAATCTCAATACCACCAAGTGTCTGGTTACCACCACCAAACGTACGAGCTTCACCAGGTTCAGTAGTTGGATTCTGAATGTAAGGCGAAATAATAAGCTTAGTGCCGTCTCCTGCAGCAAAAAGAGGTGTCATTGTAGCTTTCTTAGAAATCGTTTCCTTAGGAATCTTATTCTTAACACCTGTAGAGCTGAAGATACGGGCAAAAATTACTTTCTGAATCTGTCCAAAGCTCTCTTTGCACTCAGCAATCTCAAGGTCATTGAGATGCTTACCTGCTGGACATCCGCAATTCAATCCCATAATAGTCTAAATATTAATTAGTTAATAAATATGCAAAGCTAAGCAGTGAGTGCAAAAGCTATGCGTTAGTTGCAGATACAGGACTCGAACCTGTGACCTCTAGGATATGAACCTAGCGAGCTTCCAACTGCTCTAATCTGCGATAAGTGAAGGCGGCCGCGATAACAGAAGGATTCGAACCTCCGACCTCAGGTTTACAAGACCTGTGCTCTAGCCCTCTGAGCTATGTCACCACTGATGCCGCTATTTGCCCTCGTCAGAGGAATCGAACCTCTCCAGCCACTGGACGGACATAGCGTGACTGGCTCACCAGAACGAGGATGTAGCTCTCCGCCGAGAGCCTGATTGAACCTAACTTAACAACATAATAAGCATACAATGTTATCAAGAAAAAACCTTTACCTTAAAAAAATAACCATAACCCCTAAACTAACATTTACACTGCAAATATACTAAAAATATTTGAGATAATAAAATTTTTTATGTTAAAGTATGTTAATTGAAATAAAATTAATTTCTCAGCCTTATCCTACTAGTATTATGTTTTCTACTATGCATCTCAATTACGCCCGTAAGAGCATCTGGCGCATCATCGTGCTGCTGTTTCTTATTATCTTTACGATACGACATAAGAGCCGCATAGAACTTAGGCCACTTCTTTTCCCAACCTTCTGGAAACAGAATATCACTTTGGCACATTCCAGAATTAGTGAATATACGTGTTGCTTTCTTCTCAGACTGAGTGAATGTTCTTACGGCGGTTCTAAAGTTTCTGTGTGTTACACGAAGTATCTTTTTAACGTTTCTAGAAAAGCCTCTACCACCATTATTTGACTCTATAAGAGCTGATACGGTCTGATTTCGTGTTAGCATCTCAGCTGTCTTTGGTTCTGTTTTCTCCATTGGTGCATCTGTGAACAGCACGTCTGTAACATACACATACTCAGGTGTATCTATGAAGCAGATGGAGCACAGATTATCAGCTCCAGTATCAGCTGTATCTGTGTAGTTCCACTTGTGAGCAGCTTCTCGACCTTGTGGTAATTGGTCTTTGTTATAAGTCTTAAAACCTTCAGAATACATAAGACCTTCTTTTGGTGTAGGGTCCTGCATATACTGAGTATCAAATACGAGTGGGTTAATCTCTCGCATGTGGTCAAGCTCTTCGAGTGTATGCTTCATAGGCCACAGGGCGTGACGTTCATGAGTAACAGGGTCTTCCTGTATAGCCGGCAACGACAGAACTGTCCACTCATCCGGCTCTATCTCCTGCAAATATCCACACAAGTCGTGCTCATGTAGTCTCTGCATAATTATGATAATAGGAGTATTACGACTGTTAGTACGGTTACGAATAGTATTTTCGAATCGCAAGTTAATTCGCTCACGAACTATATCTGAATCAGCATCCTCAGGTTTAATAGGGTCATCAATCATGATTGCACCTTGGAACACGTTAGTCTTAGCACCTATCTGCTCAAGCATTCCATTCATATCTTCATCGAATGTAAGGTTGTCGGCCGTTTCAGAACCTTTGATTGGTTCCTCTTCATCCACATTACCAGCACCAAAACCGGTTACCTGACCTTGTGTTGAAACTGCATACATCTCTCCACCAGCTGCTGTTCGCCAACGTTTATTAGAGGCTTTCTCTTTTTCAAGCTTGGATTGCGGAAACAGCTCTTTATATAAGCTTTCTTGCATGATAGACCTTACGGTGTCTGAGTTATCTGCTACAAGCACATCAGAATACGACAGGTGCAAGAATCGACATTTAGGATTTAGAGCAAAGCACCAGCTAATAAATGATTTGATAACGAGCTCTGTTTTACCATATCGAGGTGCTATGTTGATGATAAGTCTTCTACACTTACCATCTACAACATCCTGTAAAGCTTTTATAATTTTCTCATGGTGCTCAGCAACTATAAAATTACGCTTATACTGAGCTTTAAACATAGCTTTAGTATAGGCCTTGAACGATGAAAGCATTTCAAGGCGTAACATCTCTTTAGCATTTACAATATCATGCTTGAGAGTATCTGCGTTTATAACTCTCTGCTGCATTTCAGAGAGTGTTCTTTTTGGAGCATTCATATTTATATAGAATTTATTTCCTTATCTTTAATTTCAACAAAGTCTCCAATGCCTAAACGAGCCTTGTTGATACAAGACGCAATCCAACCTATCAGATAGGCAGAAGGCTCGCCGCCGTGTTCCATATCAATAGCATCCTCAATGGCCTCACAGGCATGATAAGCTTCATGGCAACAAACCCCCATCTTCATAGAATCCTTGCTTGCAAAATTAATAAATGAACAAAGCTTCCTATTTGATTTTTCCCTAACTTCATTGTAGGTTGATGCGTCAGAATTAGAGAAATCAACCTTCAAAACCTCGCCATTTCTACCTTCAAAACACTTGTTGGCATCCTCTTGGTTCAGACCAATAGCGACACATAGCATTCTTGGATAGATAACAGGGTCGTATTCGTAATATCCTTTCTTCTTCATATTATTAAATATTTATATTATAATAGGCTGAGTTCACAGTGGCAAAATAAATGAATATCAATTGTGTTTAATAAAAACTAGTGAACTCAGCCTTGGATTTAATACAATAGTTGCGAAATAGTAATATATAATAATGTATGGGGGTGGGCGTGCGCGGGCGCCTGCGTAACTAAATGGTTTCATACTTAAGAAATGAGAGAATTAAGTGTGTACAATTATTTGAGAAGTGACTCTCTAATCAGAATATAAGCCTCTCTAGAAACTGGAGTATTCGGTATGATACCTGCGGCCTTAGATTCTTGAGGCAAATCGAGCATCATTCCAGTTTTTCCGAAAATACGGTCCCAGAGTTTCTCTACTGTCTGGATTTCTCCAATTCTAGAGTCATTCATAAGACGTTTAACCACTATTTTAATAGCGAGAGGCGTCTTGTCATTATCGTATATGGCTTGAAGCTGCTTCTCATTAGCAGTAAGAAGGCAAGCTAACAGATTGGCTGTATCTGTCTTCGATAACTGCAAATCGAGATTTATATTAAGTGAACTGAGAAGCTTTACGACTTCTGGTCGAGTTGTACCTTGAGAGAGCATAATCTGCTTTGCAACGTTTTCTGCCATTGCGGGCTGGCCATTACTAACAGCTACCCTGTTAGCCAAATCTATAACTTCTTTAGCCGGCATGTGCTTGTCTTCATCTTCAAGTTGTTGATATACGGCCTCTTGTGCTTCTTGCTTTTTCTGTCTAAACGCCTGAACAGCTTGTCTCGCGGCTTGGCCTTCAGCAGCTCTAGCAAGTTTTAATTTAGCTTTTGCAAGCTCTTGGGCTGTTTTCCTGTCATGTATTGACTTTGACTTATCCTGGACCATGGAAGCTCGTTGCTCGAGACCATCTGTACCTAATAAGTCTGATGAATCTGGTAATATATCAGAAATATCATCGTTAATTCTATCTATACTTTTCATTGTCTAATCTTTTAAAGTAAATCTGAAATGCTACCGCATTTTAACACATCTATAAATTCTTTATCTATGCCTAATACGCACGCACAGTTTAAATCGCTGATGTACGTAATTTCCATGCAAGTAACTATTGGCTTAAACAACTCTAATAATGTTCTTTCCAATTCAATATGGTCACGTATCTGGCATGCTGTTTGCTTTACAGATGCATCTCTGTTTTTCAAGATGCAGAACATAAAATCAAGCAAATCTATAAGTGTCTGGCGGTCTATCTGTCCTATCCACTGTTCAGGTATGTGTAGCATATTTTTCCATGTATATCTAGTTGGCAATAACTTCTGTTTAGCTAATAATAATTTGAGTTCTTGGCCCCATGAATAAAATCTGCTTTCATCCTTGTCACTCGGCAAATTACTAAATGGTATGCCTAAATTTGCACACGCTGTACTGAGCACTGAAGATGCAGTCTTAAAATCTCTGCAGCCTTTAAGACTGATATAAGCTCTAGTTGGATAATAATTGCCACGTAGCAAAAATGCCAATGTAACAATAAGCTCATCTTTTGTAAGCTGACTACCCAGCATTGGAATATCAAAATTTGTAATAATCTTTCTCATGTAAATACACTTTTATGATTTAACTTATATATTTTCATTTGCAAATATACTAAAAAATATTGAAATACGAAAATTTCGATGAATCTTTTAAAATTTTTTAACACTTTATTACAAAAAAGTAGCAAATCTTATTATAGCTTCGTTGTTATTGCTTCGCAAACAGTTGATTTTTTAAAAATCACTACTACAGTAGCAAATTGTAATACATTTTTGAAAAAACCAACTACTCGCGAAGCAATAACAACTACTCTCGAAGTAATAATGACGAGAAAATAGCTATCATGTTATGTACAATTCTTGTATTTTAGTAAAAAATATTTATAAGGTAACTGTTCGTGAACCATAGGTGAATGGGGTCGGGGCACTTCTAAATTATTGGAAATCAATCACTTATATAAATAGTTACCCAAGTTACCCATTTCCTATATAGTCCAAGGATAAAAAATTAAAAAACACTACTACTGGAATAGTAAGGTTTTTTAAAAAATTAGGTTAGAGATTATGGAAAAAGTCCGGCCTCCGGACACCTTTTATATAAGTAATTGATTTCCAATAGGTTAGGAGTAACCGTAAAAGATTTTTACTTTGGGTAACTGCGAAATCGACTTAAATCCCATGAAAATCGCCATTTATAATATAGATTTGTAAGCGCAAAAGGCGGAACTCTGATTAGTCGTTATATATTTCTAGTAAGAATTAAAATAATGAGCCCCAGAACCATTTTTATATATTAATCTATATATCTTTATTATTTTTATATTATAATGGCCCAGAGGTATACTACTTTAATCCCTGGGTATGTTTTTAATATTTTTGGACCTCTACATACGCGCGTAGGCGCATACCCATATACATTTATACTACTATAGCCTGTCGTCCAGTGAACCTATTTTGCGCAAAATTTTTCCGAACAAAGTGCGCAATATAGAATTGAGCCTAAGGGCCCTCCTTGTCAGTATTTATGAATTGATGAAGCATATATTTATCAGCCTATTCATAAGTCATAAGATGTGTACAGCAGAAATTTTTGGCTCAGTATTTGGACAAGTCTTTAAATAATAAGGGGCTGCCAGGCTAATAATTGTTAAGGGGGCCTAATTTTTATTAAAATTAATATTTATTAGCCTAAAAAATTAATAGCCTATTAGCCTAAAATTAATTAAATTTAGAATAAATTAACAACCTATTAGCTAAAAATAATTAAATTTAATATTTATTTGCAATTAAACGCTAATAAGTGCTAAAAAAATACCGATTTTTAGCTTAAATATTATTAAATTTTTAAATTATTTAACTATTAAATACTCGGTGCCTGGACAGAGAGTAAATACAAGAACGGTG